GTTATTTTCTGTTACACTTTTACCATAGGCAACTATTGTATTATTAAATAATGCGCTCGAATCATATGATGTATCGGATGGAAAAGACAATGACCTTAAATCAATTAAATTACTATTATCACTTGTTGTTTCGCTATCATCATCTTCGCTATTTTCATCTTCGCTATCTTCATTTTCACTATCGTCATCTTGGCTATCTTCATTTTCACTATCGTCATCTTGGCTATCTTCATCTTCGCTATCGTCATCTTGGCTATCTTCATCTTGGCTATCTTCATCTTCGCTATCATTATCTTCGCTATCATCATCTTCGCTATCATTATCTTCGCTATCTTCATTTTCACTATCGTCATCTTCAACATCTTCATCTTCACCATCTTCATTTTCACTATCTTCTATTGTAGATTCTACAACATCATTACTACCTTGTTCAAAGGTAACTTCATTTGTAACTTCTGTTGTTGGTTGCTGTTTTTCTATATCATCCTTTGAAATATTACTTGTATCAACAGTAATATCTATAGGTATTTCATCCATTGGATTATTTAACTTACTAGGATTAAGAAATTTAATTTGGTTTTTAGGTATTTTTGATTTATTAAAGTTTAATAAATTATTACTATAATTATCAGATTGGTTTGAGTTTGAAAAAATAATATTATCATAATATTTGTTTTTTTTATGATTTTTATTTAATTCTGGTAAAAGATCAAGTATTTGGTCATCAAAAATATATTCATTAAATAATTTACGCTTCATTGTAGCTGTATATATATAATAAAATATATATTTTTATTTATAAACGTAATAATAATTTCCATTATTATCAAAAAATATTGTAGGACAATCTCCGTCATAGTCATTATCCAATAGTTCAATATCGTCATAATCAATAACCTTATCTTTATTTTTCATATAATATATATATCCACCTATACTTAAAAATATTGGGGAGTATAAAACAAAATCCATATATTAAATTAAATATTTTTTTATAAAAACCAAAAATTAAATAATAGTAATATTTTCCTGTGATAAACCTTTCGATTTAGGTTCTATTTTACTTATTTCAAATATAACAACTGGTTGTAAATTGACGTTAATTAAGACACCTTCAGTTGCTGAATATGGATTTTGATTATTTTTTATAAGTGTAATTATATCTTGAAAAAAAGGTTGAATTGTAAATAACCCATTGGTATTTGCTTGTTTTGGTATGTCTATATATATTTTATCAACAAACTCATCCGTGCTAGGATTTAATTTTAAAAAATGTCCCGTTTCTCTATTCATAAAATTTGTAAAACTATCAACAACTCCAGCTCCATAATTTCGAATTAATATTATATCACCTCTATTATATTGAGTTCTTCTAACAAATTTATCTAATGTAAGTATAATAGACTTTGGATCAGTCTGACTATCTATATTCATACTTTTTATTTTTAAATTATCTTTAGAATCGCTATACATATATCCAAGAGGATTTAATATTTCTATAGTCATATTACTTAAGTCAGCAATAGGATTATCAATATAATAATTGGCGCTTAAAAAATTAATATATTTAAGTTGTCCATTAAGTCTATTATCATCTAATGTTAATACAGCAAAAATAAATTTCCTATTAATATTACTTGTTTCGATTCTATTTTCTAATTCAGGTATATATATATAAATGTATGGAGGTATATATCCCGTATCAGATGTATCTAATTCATTCATAGATATATAAACTGTAGTAATTCTTATGGCGGATACATTTTTTTGTCTATTTTGCAGATAAATACCAGACATATTATTATTATTTATACCAAATCGATATCTATATGGTTCTAATCCTGGATTTATAACTTTATTTTCGATATCTCCAGACCATCGTCTATCTTTCGAATTTACTAAAAATTGTCTATCAAAACTATTATACTTTATTTCTGTTTTATATTCATCATATCGATACTTTTCTACTACCTTTTTATCAATAAGATCACTACCTATATTTGAAACATCATTTACATTGCTGTAAGAATTTGATTGTGTTTCTAAATTATTTTGGTTGTCTCTAAAATAGTCATTGTTTACAGATTGTCGATAATCTCCCAATTGTTGTTCTGAATTCTTTTTAATTTTTTCTAAATCAATTAAATTACGATCTTCCATTATTTTATTTCTATTCATTTTCATTTCAATTAGTCTTTCATTAAAACAATTTTTTCTCTCAGATAATTCCAATACTTCTGGAATTGAAGTTAATCTTTTATCTATTCCACTATTCATATTAACATAATTACCTAATAGTTCATCATATAAATTATTTTCTTTTACAGGTATTTCGGTTATAGCTTGTTTAACGGATGTAACGTTTATCGGTAAATTACTATTAGTATATTCTCGTTCTTTCATTAATTTTTGATATTCATTATTAACATCATTATTTTCTAATTCTTTAGTTGCTTCCGATTTAATAACATATGGTTTTAAAATATCAGCAAATCCATTTATACTTTGCTCAATGGTAATTTTATTTAAATATTCAATACTATCTATTATTGATAAGTCTTTGGGCAAAGATACTGTCTGATAAATATGTTTCATTATCAGACTTATTTGGTTATCAATAGTTTTTACCACAGATTGAATATAATATTTCTTAGATAATTCAGTCATTATGTGTGTTTTTATTCTATTTTCATTAGTAGTACTTAGAAATTGATTTTTGCTATTTTGGTTCATAATATATATATTAACTATATTTAATTAAACTTATATTTATAATTTATTTGATGTTATTGATAAATTATAATTATAAATTATTAAAAGTTAAAGCATATAAATATATATTTTAAATTAAATTAAATTGTTTTTCACTATTTAATTTTGTTTCTTAATTATTTTTTATAAATTCCAATTAACAGATTGTGCGTCATTTAATATTTTTATACTATTTTTATATATTCGTTCTAAATCAAAATTATTGGGGGTATTTAAAACATTGGCCAACTCTTCAGCATTTGAAACAACAATACAATTTACATTATGATGCCATATACTGTTTTGATTAATTGTCCATTTACTATTTAATATTAACACACAACCAGCATCGATAGCTTCTAAAAATGTATATTGTGTTCCGCCACCATCTTGTGAAATAGAAGACATATCTACAACAAACCGTTTATTTGTTAATATATCAGTTAATGTATCAAATGTCTTAGGGAAATGTCCCCGATATTGACTATTTATATCATCTTTTTTAAAACTGTCCCAAGTCAATAATTTTTGATATATGTATCTCTCATTAGGTTCACCGTATATTTCAATTTTGTTTTGTTGCCTGGGTATTAATGAATTTGCTTTAACAATAATATCAATATTTTTATCATAATCAATACGACTTATTGAAATTGCTCCAGAACGAATATTATTTGTAAATCGCTGATTTATCATAGGCATGTAAGGATGAATTATATATTTAGATTGAATTCCTATATTTAACAGCAAATCATGAACTGACTTACGTATTGTTATTACATTTAATCTATGTAAATGTTCTAAAACTATTTTTTTAGATGCTTTATTAAATTCAGTAGGGTCATGTATAACAATATATGAATTATCTGGTAAATAATCTAAAATATGATAGAAATTTTTATCTATAGCAGAAATTATAGGTGTATTTCCATTTTTTATCATTTCGGTTAAGGTATCTATATTAATATTATTATAAAGTGTATTATAACCAAAATTTCTTGATTTTTTTTCTGTTTTTTTTGATATTTTATATAAAGGTAGAGTATTTTTTAATGATAAGTGAGCGGTAAAGGTAACCCAACCACCATATGTAGGTTTTGCTAAATATAATAAAAATAGCATTTATATAGTATCTTAAAGTTAATACTTTATATATATAAATATGGAATTATATGAGTTCGGTAGATTTTTTGTATTTGATTTCTATAGATAGTTTATTCAATAGTTTATTATTTATTTTGATTTATAATATAAATTTATCTAAAAAAGATAAAATAGCATATTATCAAACATTTATTATTAGTTTTAAAATAAGATATTTATATTTTTTTGCTCTGTTTTTTGTAAGTAAAACAATTAATTTATTAATAAACAATACTATAGATATAAGTTTATTAGCATGTCCACTTTTTACATATATTTGTTATCATAAAACCTATTTAAATCGATATGTTAATATATTATTTATTGAAATTAATGTTCGTTTTCAAAAGTTAATATGTTATTTGCTATATATTGTATTATTATTTTTATCTAAGACAATATTAATAGAAGAGTGCAATATAAAGCTAAGTGAGATAGAGTTATTTTATAATAAATCAGGTTATAATAAATTATTTGATTTTTTGCAGTCATTTGTAATTGCGTGTGTATATGAATATATAAGCGTAAGTTATGTATCACTAAGTTTTTTATTTCAATATAAATCAGGATTTAATGAAAATTATAAAAAAAAACAATATATATTAGGATTATTAAATGATAAACAATGGGATAAATTATTACATAGTTCGACTATATCTATTTTTTTTGATATATACAAAAATTCAAACAATAAACAAATTTCAAAATTTATTCAATATCAATTAAATAGATTTCATTATCGTTTATTAATATTTTTTACAGCTTGGTCTATCATTGGATATTTAAATAAACCATATATAACACCAATAATCTTCTTTTTTTTCTATATAGATGTTTGGAGAACCCATCGTATATTATATAATCTAATAGGAATATTATCAATTTTAAATGTAGTTGACCCGTTAATTCCAATTATACTTTATTCAATACCATGTAATTGGTTATATGCTTGTTTTAACACAATACAAAAAATATCGTATGATAAGAATAAAATATTTTTATCAATAATAGTTTTTTTAAATATAATAAGTTTTAGTAAGGTTGAATATTTATTTGCTTATCTTGTAATTAATTTAATATTGTTTAGACAAATATTTTATATTAGTATGTTTTTATCTACATTTGGATATTTATCATCATATAATATTTCACATATGTTATGTTTACTATGTATGATAAATATATTTGATGTGTTTAAAATGAATATAAAAAAAAGTATAAGACAATATGTATAATGGATAAAAATAACGTTTTAAATAACTTAGATAATAGCGTAGATAACAATACAGAATATAAACGTGTTAATATCAATAAAATAAGAAATGAGGCCAATGAAATAAGTAAAATAATTAATAAGAATAATTTTGATGTAAATAAATTAAAAATTCAATATAATTCATTTTTTTTAGCTTATCCTACTTTATTTAATAATTTAGTTGATAAAAAGTTATCTTTAGAAGAATTAAATATTATATTAACTACATTGGATAATGCACAAGATCATTTCTTTAAATCTATTTAATAATTAATTTGTTTTTTTTTTATAATTCTTTAATATATATATATCAATATGGTAGAAGCAAACCCCGCTTTAATTACAGGCATAGTTATACTAACCGTAGGAGCAATATTTATGTCGTTATATCTATTAAAGAAATATAGAGAATTAAAAATGTTATGGAAAAGAGAAAATAAGTGGCCACCATCATATAATAGATGTCCTGATTATTGGGAAGATTTAGGTGCTGAAGGATGCCGAAATGCCCATAATTTAGGTAACTGTCCTAAAGGTGAAAATGGATTAATTATTGCGAATGGAATTCAAAAATTCGCAAGTATTGATTCTCCAGAATCAAGAAAGATGGCTTGTAAACAAGCACAAAACTGTGGTTTAACCTGGGAAAATATAGATAAGCTTTGTTAGATAAATTCATTTTATTAAATAAATTTAAAATTTTAAAATTTAAATTTATTTAAAATAGTATAGTAGATTTTCTAAATAAAATATTGATATTAATATTAATATTTATATTAATACTTACATTTTATTGATTATTAAATATCATTTTAATCATTATAATGTTGTTACTCCTAATTGATATTTACTTGACTTTTGTAAAAAGTATATTATTTATTTGAAAAAAAAATTAGTCAGGCACTATAATTGTTAAATATAGCGGTAATATAAGCTTGCTTTTCTAGATAATTTTCTTACTTTTTTTTGAGATCCACCATCCATTTTAACTATACCACAATCTCCATTACAAGAATTAAATAAATCTTGGGTATTATAATTATAAAGTGGATTTTGGCCACATACAGCCAATGGAACGGAGCCACGAATAAACCCACCTACCAAATTTTTAGGAAGATAATTGTTCCTTTGATATGAATTTCGTTTTGACTTTTTATTACTACTGTTTTTACTCATTATATATATATTTATACATTTTTTTATTGTATAATTAAAAAACATCAAAATTATAAATAAATAAGATAAAAATACAAATAAAAATCTTTATTCGTTATATATATAATGAACTCATTACTATCATTAATAGTTGTTGGATTGGCACTTGCGGCTCTATTTTTTTTCGTAAACAAAAACAGTCAAGCTACTAATAAAAAAATTGAAATGTTAGAAGATTATAGACAAGAGAAATTGAAAAAATTAGAAAACATAAAGGATAGTGATGTATTGGCTACTCCTGGAGATTCAGAATTCTCTGTCGTTCCTTCTGAAGAAATAAGTAAAAATGAAACATATAAGGTAATAGATGCTGAAGTATCTAATAATAATAATAGTTTTCATCTAAATGATAATCAAGTTCCTAGTGATTGCTTTCCTAAAGATCAATTAAATCCTGCTGAATTACTACCTGCCGATGCGAACAGTGTTTGGGCACAAGTTAACCCCAATGGACAAGGTGAATTAGGAGACCAAAACTTTCTTAATGCTGGATATCATGTTGGTATTAATACCGTAGGTTCAAGTATGAGAAACTCTAACTTAGGTTTAAGGTCTGAACCCCCTAATCCTCAAGTTGCTGTAGGACCATGGATGCAATCAACTATTCAACCTGACCTTATGAGACGCGGTCTCGAAGTTGGTAAATAAATATACAACTTATTTATCTATTATAAAAATGAAAATATATCTTATTTGTTAATTTTCCAATAAGATATAGTTTAAAATGATATAAGGGTTATCCTACATAATATTATAGTATTATATTAAAATATTATATTAATTCTATCATGAATCCAATTTTTGAAAATAACAGTCTATATACGAATATTATTTTAAGTAAGAAAGCATTTCTAGAATTTTATAAAAGCGAAATTGACGAACTTTATAAAACAGTGACTTCTGAAATCTCTAAGAAAAATATACATATTGTTTCATATGATGATTTTTATAATGATTTTATTGATTTTGTATATAAATTTAGTATAAAAAACCGTCCTAAAATGTAAAAAAAATAAAAAACGTTAAAATTAAATAATAATATTATAAATAATAATTATTTTATTTTAACGAATTTTATATATATATTGATATAATTATATAAAATGGGATCTTGTGCTAGTGTTGTTAGGAAAAGAGAAATGCAAAATATGAAACCAAATGTTGCTAATACACCATATACCAAATATACATCAAATAATGAAAATTATAATAGTAAATATAATTATCCAATCAAAAGTATCTCGCATAATAATGCAAATTCAATATATAAATAAATACAAAGTATAGTTAAATAAATACAAAGTATAGTTAAATGGATACAATGTATAGTTAAATGAATACAAAGTATAGTTATTTAAAAAACCAAAACTAATTTTATATTATTATTGTTTACGTCGTGTTTAACAATAATATAAAATTAATTAATATCTAATATTACAAATAAGCAAATTTAGAATATGTAGGCACAAATTCGCTTTCATCATCACTATTTAAATTATCATTTATATCACTATCACTGTAAATATTATCATATTTAATATGATAATTAATATTAAAATTTCTAAATATCATATTTATAAATTGTTCTCTTCTATAACTAATATCAATGGATAATACTGTAAAATAACCATTATTTAATTTGTCTAATAAAGTATTATATATTTCAGATACAGAGCAAACATGTCTATTTCTAAGTAATTCTAACTGATTATTATCTTTATCATTTGTATTATTTAATTGCTGTTCTAATTGTGATATAGGTTTATCATCTAATTTATTAGAAATGTTTTTTTTAGCAATATTTGCCCAAGAACTCATTAAATGAGATTTAAATTGTGTATAATTTATAATAATATAATAGCGTAAGTTTTATATCCTTAAAAAAATTTAGTTTTTATAATATAATTAAAATGAATATGAATGAATTTAAAAACAATATTAGTAAATATGTTTATTATGATAATTATATTCGTGAATATAAAAAAAAAATAGATCCTATAAAAAATAAAAAAAAGCAACTTGAAGATAATATTCTATTTACTATTAAAACAAATAATATACCTGAAATAAATATTAAATTACCCGATGGTAAATTAGGATATATTGAAAAAGAAGTAAGGGCACCTTTAAGTAGTGTTTATATTAAAACAATGATTACAAATTATTTTATGGAAAATATAAATGATCCATCGAAGATTGCGTCAGCAAAGGAAGCTGCTGAACACCTTATTAATTATATTTTAGAAGAGCGTCCTATTAAAAAAACGTTAACATTAAAGCGACAATTTAATAAATAACTATTTTATATTGTGAATAACATCAACTGAGTTTCATTATCTTCAATATTAACATTATCTAATGATTTATTTTTGATAGATTTATAAATTTCAGACCTATTTATTACATCAGCTAAAGGATATTTGGATGGCCAACTATAAACATTTACATTATATTTTTCAACATCTACTTTTTTAATAGTTACATATCCAGGTATATTTTCACTTTGATTTGATTTTAATACAATTTGTATTAGATTATTAAGAAGAATATGAACATTATGCTTACTTATTACATTTAAACAGCCATTTGTATTAGCTATAGAATTACCAGGACACAAATGAATATATTTGTTATCAAAAATACTATTAGGTAACTGCGTTAACATTTTATTCTGTTCTAATGAAGCTAATAAAATAGGACTAGTTTTTTTTAATGTATACCATTGGACATTTTTAGGCATTTTTTTACATAATTCCTCTCGTTCAGATGGACTTTTTTCTCTATACATAAAATTACATTCATCGTCAAACATACATAAATTATTTCCATTTCTGCAGAAAGCATTTTTATTCAAACATTCCATTGATTGTGAGCAACTTTGTAAATTAGGAATTTGTTGCTTATCTTGAAGTTGTAGACCAATATTTCTTAGGGAAACAGCTTTTACTAGAAACATATTTAATGTAGGATATTCACTTTCAAATATAGGACTTAGTGTATTATTCATTTCCTTATACCAATTACCATCTAAAGTTTTAGCATATAATACATTTCCCATATTTAATATAACACTGAAAATTGTTAATAAAGCGACATTATTTTTCTCTATTGTATTTTTATTATTAATTTTATAACTATAGTTATTTGTAATTATTGGTGAAATATCTCCCTTATTATGTAATTTTATACCTAAACTTCTAAATTTTTCAAATCTTTTAACTAAATTTTCTAATCGAACTTTTAATTTTGGCAATTTATCTGCCTCAACTAAATCATAACGATTAATTGTAACAAATTTAAGATACTCTTGATTAGGAAATTTTACATATAATAATCCATCATCATCTTTTATACAGAACCCATTTTGTAATACTATTTTTACATTATTATAATCAAAAGGTTGAGGATCACCTGCTTTATAATATCTACTTTTTTCAATATTACTCTCTTTTATAAAATATAATAGTTGTTTATCAATGTTTTTTGAATTTTGATCAGATAATGGTTTTAATTTTATACTATTATCTTTTGATATATCTGTTACCCATTTACCCGCTTTTGTTTTTAAATAAATAACATTATTAATCAGAATAATTTGAAGAAATTCTAACATTATTTTATTATATTGATTTTGTTCAGCATTTGATTTAGTTATAGAATTTAACTCTTTATCTATTGTATATAGATGTGTTTCAGCATTTGAAACTTTCAATGCTACATCATCTATAGGTGTATAATATAGATTATCATATTTAAATGTAGTAGGTTTTTCAATATTATTCATAAGTGTCTTTCTGTTAACCATCGAATTATAAAAAATATTTAACTGATTTACTAGTGTCTTATCATTTAGCACCTTAAAATTATTGTTTTCAATAATCATCCAGTTAAATGATTTTGATAAAAAATATATCTTATCATTTAATAACACAATTACTAACGCATCTTGGTTATTACTCTCTATTTTTTTTTGTGTAATATTTGATATTATTAATTTACCATTTAAAATACTAAATTCATATAGTTGAGATTTAATATTTATTTTAATTGGAAATATATCGTTATTAATGTGAAATACAGGAACTTTGTTTACTAATTTTTTCCCAATTTTCTGTAAGTCTGTTCGTAAAACTAAAAATTCATTTACAAAATAATTTAATTTACTTATTATATTAGTATCAATAACCAAATTCCAAGAATTTATTTTATTAACATACCATTTATTATTCTGTGTATTAAATGAATATACATCATTCATCACTTTCATTATTAATGAACCGTTACTTTTAAAAGGTTTTTCAGTAGGGTCAAACCTATTTGTTCTAATGAGTATTGGCTCATTTTTATTATTATCTTTTAATACATATTCATATTTATCGGATATTATTGGTTTAATATCACCTAGGACATGTATATTTTCTAAATTTTTTTTTGCCTTTTCACAGTTTTCCGCTTTAAATTTTTTAGCCAATGCTAGAATTTTTGGAGATACTGTTGGATTATTCTGCATTTCTGTTATAACTGTGTTATTATTATGGCACCGTTCCTCTTCCGATATTGTTTTATCGTTTATCATATTATAATAGTTACTTAATAATTTTGGTTCATTTTTAATATACATATATTCATCATCTCTAGAAAGCCAATGTTCCATATTTAATTTATTAAATTTATTTATGTATACTTTGTATAGTATCAATATTACGAAAATCAATAATATAATATCAACTAACATATTATATTAAAGATAGATATTTAAAATTTAATTTAGACAATTTAAATATTTTCTATAATTCTAGTTCAATTATTACTTTTTAAGATAATTTAAATAATTTTCTTTTCATAATATCATATATACATATATTTATCTTAATAATGGTTGAAACTAATATTATTCCATTTGGTAATATAATTGGTAAAGATTTTTATGGCATAACCGCATTTTCAAATCATACTATAAATCCAAAAGAATTGAGATATGATAGATCTTTTATTTTTAAAAATATATTTACGGGTATAAAATGGGAATGTGTAGAATTTATTCGCCGATGGCTAATCATTAGATATTCGATAACTTTCCAAGAATTAGACACAGCATTTAAAATATTTGATTTACCATATATTAAATTTACAAATTTAATTACAGGCGAAATTTTACCCTATATGAAATATTATAATGGAAGTATTGGTAATTTACTTCCTAATGTTGGAACAATAATTATATGGGACAAATTTGGGGAACATCCCTATGGACATTGTGCCGTAGTTGTTAAAGTAGATGATAATTATATATATGTTAGTGAACAAAATTGGAATAATCAACAATGGAATAAACCATATTCTAGAAAAATACCATATAGTTTAGGTATTTTAAATTCGGTATTATTAAATGATAAAAATGTATATAATGTGTCTATTTTAGGTTGGATTTCTATAGATAATTTAGATAAAAATATTTTCTATCCACAATTACATACAAAATTTAATATATAATTTAATGTTAATGTGTGTATTTATTATACTTGATAATTATTAAGTTTTAATAATTGCGTCTATCTTATTTTTTTCAATTTTAATACTTAAAGGATCTTTGGATTTATCAGTCTTTGAAGTTGTGATTACTGTATTATTATTTATATTAATACTATCTTTTTTATAACTATATTTTGACCATTGATTAGGATTATATGCTTCTAATTTAATCTCGCCATTATTTAATTTTTTCTTATAATTATTTAGAGTTTCACGTTCTAATTCATTAAACATATCCATATTATATATTTGTTCTAAAGAACCATATTTACTTTCGTCGGGTTTAACACCAAAACAATTGATACCTAATTTATAATTATCGGAATTAGGTATTATGCCTCCATTCACTCCTTTTTTCCCAGAGCATGTGCTATTATCAATATCTTGGTTTAATGGATAATATGCGTTGTTATCATTTGCCCAACCATAATTACACCAATTAGCACCATGATTGGCTGCTTCTTCGATTTGTGTTTTAGTAGCTATTTCTCCGTTAAAAAGTGCTTTACATACTGTATTCGCAACATTTTTACCAAAAATATTCGATTTTACAAGATACACTTCTTTCTGATTATTTTGATTGTTTACATTGCTTTTCGTGTCTTTCGTGTCTTTCGTGTCTTTCGTGTCTTTCGTGTCTTTCGTGTCTTCAATTACTAATTTAGATGATGCTAATAATAAATTATTTTCTTCTTTCGCAATTTCATTCTCTAATTTTTTAAGGTCAAGATTTAATTTTTCTATCTCTTTATCAATTTCTTGAGTTTTTGGATCTTTTTTAGGATCTGTTTTTTCATTTACATCTGTTTCTAAATGACTATCTACCTTACTGTCTTCTTTAGTATATAATTTATTTTCAACTTTATTATTTTTTAAATCATCTTCAATAGTTATCGTTATTTTATTTAAGTCAGTTTTTACTTTTTCCTCGAATTTTTTACTATCTTTTGTGTGGTCTAACATCTGTTTTATTTTATTCCAAGACAAATATACATTCAAACTAATTGAAATAATAATTAATAAAACTCCTATATAAACAAGTGTTTGTATTTCCATATATATGTTATTATATCATAAAAAATATAATTATAAAATTAAATTATTCAAAAAAACATCCGTTAATTTGAATAGTTTAAAAGTCTGCCGTTTTTACCCATATATTTACTATAAATCGAATGCTACATGTTGTGCACCTGCAAAAAAGTGTTAGTATTTTTAGGATATATGCTATAAAAAAGTATACTTACATTTAAAATAAATAATATTTGGACACATATATTATCATATGTGATGGTATGTGTATGTATATGTTTGGAACAAGTGATATCTATCATCTTGCTTTTGGAATGGTTTGGATGGATTGGTTTTATATTTTGTTTTGGTTTTATAACATTTTATATTTTGTTTTAGTTTTATAACATTTTATATTTTGTTTTGGTTTTATAACATTTTATATTTTGTTTTAGTTTTATAACATTTTGGTTTAGGTTTTAAAAACAATCATTTATTCAGCTGTGTGTAGCAAATCATACTACGATAAATTGTACATTATACTATACTGCTGATCGTAATCTAGGACTTACTTTTTTAGGTCCCTATACAGACTACTGTTGTATTTATATATACTTTAATCTTTATATCCTTTTAAAAGATAATAATTTTATAATTTAATAAATAAATATTTTTAATAAATTTGTTATTTAATTATTTAATTACTATAATACAAAATAAATCTATTTTTTTTTTAGATTTACATTATATAGAAGAATTTCATGAGTATTAAAAAAATTATTGCTTCTAAAATAATTAATGATGAACACATAAATCTAAAAGACGGTGAATATTTTCCATTATCCCATTATAATTATGTAATTAAAGAGGATACTGATGTATACAAAGAAAATGGTGATTTATTATTAAAATTTAGAAAGGGTGTTATACCGTATGAATTGTGTAAAAAGGCTGTTGAAAGTTATAAAAAGGCAGCAATGAAAAAACATGAAAATAGAGGTGCATCAGCAGGACCACTTGACCGTGCTAAAATGCCTAATTATGTTGGAGATTTTGTTAATGAAGGAAAATATAGAACACATTACATAAGTAGTGTTAGTGGAATTCCTAGTAAACAATATGTTAGTAATTTAAGTCCAAGTAATATAATTGGATATTATGATAGACCCGATAGAAATACAAAAAATAAAGGACCACCATGTCGTCTAACAAGTTTTAATAGAGACTTTCCAGATAAATGGGAATCAGCATTACCTTTTATACAATATATAGATAAATGTTTTAAAACATATGTTCCGGACCGCCATAGCGTGCAGTATCAAAGAGCATGTCTAGTTCCCGAATTTCAAATTAAAAATACCGCTTTTTCCACAGTAACCATCAATTATAGTTGGCGAACAGCATTACATAAAGACGCAGGTGACTACTATCCAGGATTTGGCAATCTAATTGTATGTGAAGATGAGGAAAATCCACATACTTATACTGGAGCATATACTGGTTTTCCTCAATATGGCGTATGTGTTGATGTAAGAGAAGGTGATTTTTTAGCAATGGATGTGCATGAATGGCACTGTAATACAGAATTTATTCCAACAAATACCAATTTATTTAAAGAATATATTGATAATTATGAAGAATATAAAAATAACTGGCATTTTAATCGTCTTTCTGTAGTCTGCTATTTAAGAGAAGGAATGCTAAGATGTAAAGACTTATAAAATATATATATAGTGTAAAAAAATTTTATATATATATATATAACACTATAATGCTTAGAAGAGCAGGGATTAAATTTCCAAATATAACTATTGAAACTACAAGACATTATGATATAATTCATAAAATAAGTATAATGATGAAAACATTAGAAAATATTCAACGTGATTTAAATCGATTATGTAAATCAGACTCTGCCTACGATTTTATGCGTTTGCGATTACAAATAAAAGAAAAATTAATTGTATATAATTATAGATTAGATTTTGGTAAAAGGACAGAAGAAATTTTAGATACAGCAAATGAAACACTAGATAGAGATTTAAATCTCTATAAGACACTTACTAAAGAGGAGTACGATGCTTCATCAGGTGCTATAAAAGCACTTTTAAATGAATTAAACTTAGAGTTTGAATATACTAAATCAAAAAATGAATTCATAAGAGATGTTGAAAAAATAATAGAAGACGAATATAAAATAATTAAAGGATTAATAAAAATTTTGGAAAAACAAGATGTTGATGTTTCGGAATTAATACAAAAATCAAAAAATAGTGAGTGTAGAGATGTAAAAGATCAAATAAACGAGCTACGAAAATTATTAAATGATGATATATTTGAGAGGGAAGAGTTAATAGATCCATTTTCCGGACTTCCAGCAGCATGTTGTAATGTAGAGGCAACAAAAACATTAATAGCTCTGAAAGATGAAACGACAATCAGAGAACAAGATTTAATTAGCCAAGACACAGCTGAAAAGCGAGAAATTAGAGAAAAAAACAATATAATAAAAGAATTTAAAAAACTAACAAAATCGAATGATACAATCGACTATATAGCTTCTATATTTTCAATTGAAGAACTTAGTTCTATTAATTATAGAATAAATATGAATATAAAAACATATTCCCATAAAGATATTGGTGATTATATCATGTATTGTTCAAGAATATGGCTTGAGAAATATGAAAACGACTTGAAGAAAGGTTCAAGTATTCTAAAAACACATGGAAAAATCCCTAAAGAGGATGAGCTACAAACACATGAGTATGAACTATATGAAAGATATGTGTCGATTATAGGTAAGGGTGATAGAAGTATATATGGTACATATGAAAAAAAAACATTAAATAATTATAAATTTTTAAACCCAGACATTTTATATAAATCAAGAAATGCTATTGTAATATATGGACTAAAAACGATATTAAGCTTATTTGATCCAACACTATATTATTTTATGACTCAATCATATAACATGTTTTTAACAAGAATGTTAAGCTTTGTAATGTACCCATTAGCAAGAGCGGTATATAATTTCGGATGGATTGCTCAACAAATTGTTGAAACAATAAATAAAAAAATAGGATTTAAATACATAATTTTTGATTGTAAAGAAGGAATTGATTCATATACCTGTGGAAGAGGAATCAGTGAAATAGAATTTAATTTTGATAAAATACAAGATGCTAATACTGATTTTAGAATTTTAGTGCATAATACGGTGTCAACTGATAATGACCATGTTGATTTTGAACACATGTCTGAAATTGCTGGAAAAATGCCCGAAAATAAAGGAGATACTGGAACATACCCCTTGGAGAATTATAATGGATTGTAAATGTTAAGATTATATTAATACTTGTAGAAAGGCAATTAAAAGATAAATATTTGATGTAATGAATAATGTACAATATAATATTCATTACGACAATATATACAATGAAAATATCAAATATATTCATTATTTAGAATATTTTACCTTTAAATATAGAATATCCTTTAACTGAACTAATACCCAATATAGCAAATGATATTCCACTAATAGGACCGCCCAATATTGATATTGGTATAGATATAGCCAATATGCCTACCGAATAAATAATTGTTTTTTTAGTTATATTCGCTTTTTTGATTTTTTCAATGTCATCCAAATCATCTTGAGCAATAATAACATATTCACTTGTATTATCAATATTCATGTCTATAGTATTGATAGCATCTTTTTGTTGAACAACCATATTCTGAACAGTCGTAAATACCTCTGCTAGTTCTACGACATCCTTTTCTATTTTTTCAATGTCTTTTTCACTAATTTCATTAATAGAGCCATCACATCTTATGTCACTGATTTTATCACAGTGTTTTAAATTATATTTCTCACTATATTTATCAATTTCCTTTTCAATATCTTTTTTATCATAATCAAAATGGATAACAATACTTTTGGTTTTATCTACACTATCATGATTATTACTTAATCTAATTTGGTCTATAGTCTGCATATTATACTATTATATAGTATAATTATTTTTTAAGCAATAATATATATCTTTTCATTTTTTGGTATATCACTTTTATTTATTTTATATTGCGTAAATATTGGTTTAGTAATCTGTTTAACAGGAATACAATTATTACAATATTTTGCAATATATACATATAGATGAAAATCGGCTTCATTGTCGTCATTTGTTGCAAAATGACTATATATATTATCGCCATTACTCATATTGGTCCAATCTATTAATAATTTATAAAGTTTCGATTTTTTATTTAATATTTTTGCTATATTTAATATCTCATATGCAAGAATTGCTAAATCAAAATTTGGATTAGGCAAAATCTTCTTTTTTTGGTTATCAATACTATTTTGAAATCGATACATGTCTCTACAATCTCCTAAATTTGTATATTCTAAATTATTTAATTGAACTCCATTATATTTCATAGTAGCCCGATTCCAATCAATTATTTTAACAACTTTTCCAAAAGTTGGAACTTTATAATACGTATTCTTAAAATAATAATAAATGTATTTATTGGTTGTATTTTTAAACATTATGTTACCTAAATGTAAATCATTATGATATAATTCCCAAAAATTATGAACAACACTTAATGCCGCTATAGTTTGAAATAAAATAGATGTAATATTTTCTTCAAAATATAAAGAGGGGTCTTCCACATTATTTTTATTTATTAATAAATCATCCTCAATAAAATCTCCCAAATCATAATCCATAACTTCTGTAGCCATTAAACATACTGGAAAATTATTATAAGTAACTTTATATTTATTAATATCATCATGGCATATTGTAGAATATAAATCAGATTTATAAATCCCATTATTATCTTCTATAAAATCAATAAAATCAGATTTACTCTCAAATTTGTGTGTAAATTTTGAAAAAATAGTATTATACACTCCATAAAAAAGAGGAAAATGTGGCGACACATCTTCTTCTACCAATCGACTGCATAAAAAATGACTAAATATATCAATATAACTTGGATTAGCAAAATTATATAAAAAATTTGTTAATTCTTGATTATAGTATGATGGATATCGGGTGCTATATTTATTCTGTGTATATTCAATATTGTTTAAAAATATATCAGGTCGAATTAAAGGCAATTCCTTAATAAATATTTTTCTTTTTAAAAATTTACTATTATGTTTTATTAGACTAAAATATATATTGCCATGTTCAAATACCTTTACGAGATGCTTATAAATATGAACAAGACGATATTTGGTATTTAAAATAGTATTACTATGAATATTAGTATTTAGTAAATTATAATTATAAAAATACACGTCTACAGCCTTAAGTTTAAAAAAACGATATATTGATTTGTAAATATTCTCTAATTCATTAGGGTTCATTAATCCAAGATTTATATTTGGTCGAATTAGATTCATATCTAACCAAATCTCTTTTTTTCGATGTATTGGTTTTTTAGTTATAGTCAAAAAAGAACCATTAATATTATGACCAACTATACGCATAGTTATATTTATCTATATAGAACATTATTTTAAAATATAAACTAATTTTATTATTTATAAATATTAAAAGTTCAATAAATAAAATGTTTTTTCAATTTAGTCTTTTTACTAGAATTTTATGTCTACTTTTAGGTTTACTAACAGACATTATATCATCATTACTTTCTTCATGTGTTTCCTCCGCAAAATTTTCATTATGATATTTCCAGTATTCTTCTGCACCAATTTTAAAATCATCATGTGCTTCTGCTTTATAATAAAAAACTTGGTCTTCAAGTTTATTAGATTTACTATTTGTATTTATTACAAGACACTCAAAATTTTCAGTGCATTGGTCCATTACTTGGCAGAAAATATCAAAACTTCCAAATACTCCAGCAAAATTTTCAAATATTTTTCGACGATTTTGAACATAAGGTTCCCTAAGAATAAATACATAATCAATATTTGTTCGCAACAAAGGTGGAATTCCCAAAACATATTGCATTGTAATTATAAATAGTAAATCTTTGTGACGTCCATTCATAAAAAAAGATTTTATATTTATATCTTTAGTCCAAGAATTATCATATAGACAATCATCTAATAAAATAAATGCACGAGCATCTATTGATGCAGGAACCCGCTCTTTATTCCAGCGAACAAAATATTTACCATTATTCTCTTCTTTAACATCATTTATTTTGTCTCTGTGTAAATTTAGTTCATTTGAATTTAACCAACATTCCTTTCTTTCAATCTCATATTCAATATCCGAATTACGTCCACCTACCTTACACCTATCTTTCCAATCAAAATCATACGGTATTCTTTCTTTAATTTCTTTTTTTTGTGCTTCTATTACTTTATTCTGTCTTTTATGCACATTTGCTACTAATTCAGGGGAAAACTCATAATGTATAAATAGACTTGGTGAAAACTTACCATAGTATCCACTCGCGCTTTCAGTTCCAGAAATAATTGTGCCAATAGGCATATCTCTTTTATGATATAGACAATCCTTTACTAAAAATGATTTTCCAGTATTTCTTCTACCAATAAATACTAAAACACTGTCATCTTTTATTGAAGACATATCGAATTTTTTCATCTGTAAATTCATTATCTATTATAATATATTATTAGAGTTTTATTTTTAAAATAATAAATAGACGTTTCAAAATATGACTATTTTAAAAAAATTTATACTTTTTAGAAGATTCACAATTACATAAAAAAATATCTATCCTAAATTTATTATACCATTATTATTAAAATACTTGTTTATACAGAGCTTTGTTGTCTATTAAAATATTGGGGCAAAGCTACTAAACCTTGCTTGGCTATCAATTCAATAACGCGCATGGTCCAAGCCATAGAACTACCAGAATGACCTGTTTCCATCTCTCTTTGTATAATTGATACTATTTCATCGTCACAAAACATAAATCCTCTATTAGGTGACGGACTGAATTTGGATAAATAGTCCCATACATTTATCTCGCGTTTTTTTAACACATCATTCGCACGAACAATCGCTTGTAAAGCATCTATAATCATATCCCGTTCCCATTTATCTATATAATTAAGGTCTAAATTATTTACTTCCCCTATAGTATTAGGCAATCCACTCATTGGTAGTCAACTAATTAATATTATTTTTAAATGTCATACGACTTTCAATTTTTTTTGTTTTTCATACCTATATATTTATATAAAGAGTCGTAGAAACAAATATCTTAAATATTTGATATAAATGATTTCACTAATTATTTTAAAATATATATACACTAACTAATTATTTCAATATATATCTCGTGTAAATACTGAAATAATTATAAAGTAGTCAATTAAAACAATATATGGGTTTATATATAAATATTAAATTTTTTAAATACTCTTATATTAAATATATTTAGTAGATGTATCAGTAGTTAATTACTTGATAATTGTGTATATTATAAAAAAATAACATTATTAATTTATATGTTTTCTTGATTTATTTTTAAATAATTTCTTTTTTCTTGATTGTTTGTTTCTTGATTGTTTTTTTTTAAATTGTTTGTATCGAATATTTGATTTTTTAGAATATTTTTTTATTTTACCACCACCAAAATATTCTAAACTTAATGATGTGTTAACATACTCTTTAACATCATTAAGCCATTTTGTAGGTATATTATCTATAGGTAATTCTCGTATTTTAATTTCAAAAAAAGATAGTATATTACTTAAATTACAATTTAAACTCTGACATTTTAACCATTCACTAGGTTTCCATATACATTTATTATTTTGTTTACATATAGATTCATCCTTATTTTCGTTACATTCACTATCTAAATTATCCTGACCAACTAAATTTTGAAACTCTTCGTGAAATCGCATTAATATTCCCTCTCGTATATCTTTACGTTTTTCTTGATATTCACTATAACCTATTGCTTTAGGAAAAGTGATTTCATGACTTTCAGTTAATTGATCATTAATATCTGCTACCAATAATCCATCCTTTAAAAAAAATAACGATCTTTCGGCAATACCATTTACGCAACTTATATGGGTGTCAAGTGTAACATCAGATACGTTAATACCATATGAATCCATAATATTTTGAATGTATAGTTCAGCCCAATATTTTCTAAACTCACTTGTTTGAAGTTTTAAAAAGTTTATAACTAATAATAAAATATGATAACATGTGATTTTACCCCGATTTAAATTCATAAAATTATGTTGAGAATCTCTATAAATTTCGGTAAGCATATTACTAATAATTAAATATACACACAATCCCTTTCGATCTTGATTAAATTTTAAAACACTAATTGATTTAATTTCACTTCTTAGATTAAAATCTGGAACCCTTTCATTAAAATTAATGTTAAATTGTCTATCAGTGCTTTGTTCAAGTGCTGTGATTAATATTTTTTTAAACTCAATGACTAATTCACACATTTGCTTTTGATTTACATTTTGTTCTACATCTAATTGAGGTGTATGATTTACAATTTTTAATATATTTATAGTTTCTTCTAAATTTTTAAATAGTAATGGAAATTTATGAACATTATGAGAGTCTGTAAAAAAATCCTTAGGTATTTTATCTTTATCCATTTTAATTACTCTTGCTAAATTTATATATGGTATTTGTGTTCCAGGTATATTTTCAGTTAAAGGAACTATCATAATACCTCCAGATTCTCGTCTAACTGTTTCAGCATCTATTCTCCTGTTATGTCTTAGTTTTAATGTTTCTATATCAAAAGGTTCATCATTCATCCAATAATCTCCCGATATAATTCTATTATAGTCATCATATAATGTTCCTCTTCCATGTCTTAGATTATTTTCCCAATTACCACGATATGTTTGAGTAATTTTAGGGTATTGTGGCATATTTATAATTTCATCACAATTCCTATATTCTTCACGTAAAGTTGAAATTTTATCTACAAAATAATTTACTAATGGCGTATTATCAATTACATAAACTTGATCACCCATTCCATTTCGTTCACCATTTAACCAACTACCCGAATAAATACAACCGTTTTTTTCAATAAGTGTTGCTTCACCATTTAGTAAACCGTTTTTAAATTGACCATCAAAAATATCACCATTTTCAAGTCGTAATTCACCATGTCCATAATATTTGTGATCTATAAATTCACCAGTGTAAATATCACCATTATGAAATCGCAATTCACCATGTCCATGATAATTGCCATTTTTAAATTGACCAGTGTAAATATCACCATTATGAAATCGCAATATACCTTGTCCATGATAATTGCCATTTTTAAATTGACCAGTGTAAATATCACCATTATGAAATCGCAATATACCATGTCCATGAAATAAGTGTCGATTAAATTCACCAGTGTAAATATCACCATTATGAAATCGCAATATACCTTGTCCATGATATTCGTCGTTTTTAAATTCACCTTCATAACTATTCCCATTTTGAAATAGCACTTTACCTTGTCCATTTTTTATATGGTCTGATAACTCACCAGTGTATGTCCATTTATTTGGATTAGTTACAATTCCATATAAAAGGTTGTTGCGTGTAAAATTTCCAGAATATGTAATACCATTTATAGTTTCAACTCCATTCCCATGTAGAATCCACCATTCTTTATAAGGTATTACCTTACCAATATATTTATAACCATTAGAACTTATTATTTTAACATCATTATCTATAACTAATTCGTCATTTAGCCATTCACCATAAATATATTCCGTCCTACCCCTAGAAAAATATTTACCAAAACCATCTTTCTTACATTGTTCATTTGTTTCGCCAATATAAACTATTGTAGGATAATTATTACGATTTTCACCAACATAACGTTTGGCAATTATATTTTTATTTATACCAAATGATACATCTTCAATATTTGGCCAAATTTCACTATCATCATCATCACCCATTATTTCACTACTATTATCATCAATATTTTTTTCTTCCGTCTTCTCTAAAGGCTCAGACCTTTCCACCCCCAGCGCCCTCAATGTTTCGGCCAACTCGTGAAGCGAGTTAAACTTCGGAATGTAAGAACCACAAAATAGTTGCTCCGATTCAGTTATAAAAATAAAAATACCTTTATAAATATGGTTTCTTATATGTTCTTCTCCTTTTCCCGATGGATAATAATTATTTTTTATTTGTATTACTAAACCATGGTAATAATATCCATTTTTTTGTGTTATTGTATAATTTTTGTCTCTAATTAATGTATTATTTACCCATTGTCCCAAAATATTATATTCATTTCGGGTATTTATATTTATTATTTCTGTCCCATTACCATGTTTTAGACATGAATCATTTGTTTCTCCTTCATATATAATAACATTATCAGACATTATAACATTTTTAGGTTCTTCCTTTCCAAGTTGATAAATACCACAAAAATTATTTATACCGTTCTTAAAAATACCATTCAATATATAACTTTGAGACGGATCAGTATATATTCCTTTTCCATTAGGTAAATAATTGTGCGGATATTTCTGCACTTTACCTTTATAACGGGCACCCCAACTATATAGTATTTTTGCATCGCGTGTTTCATCCAATATATCATTTAACCAATAACCAGATATTGTACGTCCTTGTCCTCTCCTCTTATCATCAACATCGTCATCCCACAGATTAAATTTATAACGTCCATATCCATGTTTTAGACATGAATCATTTGTTTCTCCTTCATATATAATAATAGTATCAGACATTATAACATTTTTAGGTTCTTCCTTTCCAAGTTGATAAATACCACAAAAATTATTTAAACCGTTCTTAAAAATACCATTTAATATTAAACTTTGAGATGGATCAGTATATATTCCTTTTCCATTAGGTAAATAATTGTGCGAAGATTTGTGCACTTTACCATTATAATGGCTACCATCACTATATAGTATTGCTACATCTTGTGTTTCATCCAATATATCATTTAACCAATAACCAGATATTGTACGTCCTTGTTCTCTCCTCTTATCATCCCACAGATTAAATTTATAACGTCCATATCCATGTTTTAGACATGAATCATTTGTTTCTCCTTCATATATAATAACATCATTAGACATTATAACATTTTTAGGTTCGGCCATTCCAAGTTGATAAATACCACAAAAATCTTTTATACCGTACATAAAAATACCATTTAATATTAAACTTTGAGATGGATCAGTATATATTCCTCTGCCATTTGGAGTCCACCAATCAGCTACCCTACCAATATATTTTTTACCATTACGATATAGTATTTCGACATCTTGCGTTCTATCTAAATTATTTCTAATCCAATTTCCAATTAATTTAAAGCCGTCTTTGGTAACAACTGTGCCGTGACCATGCCGTTGATATCGGTACACATCTCCTATATATTCATAGCCTTCTATAAATTGAATCGGAAGAGTTTCTCCATTAGTATTTATTTTTGAGCCAATATACGTTTTAATAGAATTTAATGTAACATATTTAATATCTGGGACATATACATTATAGACATTTTCTATGTCCAAACTCGTATTACTTGAAGAATAACGTTGTATATAAATACCCCGAAAATCGCCATCAATATCTACATTAAATTTACCATTTAAACAATAGTTGGCAAACGAAGACCGCGGAAAAATGTGGTCACTTTCATTTTCCGCACAACCTGTTTCCCATTTCCCATGTATAAAGTTGCCTATGAAACAATTATAGATTCCACCTATGTTGTATAAACTTCCTTGACCATGAAACTTATTTTGAGAATCTAATGTTCCAATATATTTATAAGACTTATCATCATAGTAGACAATACCTTTTGGTCTCTCATCAAACCAATAACCAGTAATTTCGACATTTTCTTTTTCATAAAATTTTCTATAAAATTCATTATTGGTTTTAGGTGGATTATATAAAAATGTGTCTATTCCACTATGATATCCCTTAAAGAATATACTCCAAAAACTTGGTGCTTCTTCATCAATACCTATACAACCATAGAATACTCTATCTCCTAATATTATTTCTTCTCGTTTCTCTATTGTAATTATTTTAAGGGACTGGCAATGTTCAAAAGCATTATGTTCAACTTCTTGTATATTTCTATTTAATTTTAATTCATATTTATCCTTTCCATTGTCTATCGTAAGATTAATACATTTTGAAAAAGCCTTTGCACGAATAATATATACACTACTTGGTATATTTATAAATTTAAGATTATAGCATTCATAAAATAATTTAGTTTCTATAATTTCTAAATTAATATTATCTTCAAACCTCACATCTATAAGCATATAACACCTACCAAATGCGGCAGTACCAATATGCTTTACTGTATTAGGAATACGTATATGTTTAATTGAACTATTATAAAAAGCGTTTGGACCTATATTTATTAATCCTTCATTTAATATAACCTTTGAATACATACCCTGATATCTTAAAAAAGAAGACTCACCTATACTAGTTATTTTCCGAGGTATATTGATATCTCCATAAATTAAACAATCAACCAATAATTTATCTATAATTATAGAAATTTCAGATGATATAATTATTCCACGGTAAAATTTACAATTATTATATCGTATTGTATTATCTAAAATAACAGGCGTGTAAAATACTTCATCTTTCTTTAGGATAATACCGTCTTTATCGCCTGGTAATCCACCGTATTTTATATATTTATTTTTTTTGTATACTTTATTATACATTAAATACTAATATATATATATAGTATTTAATAAAATATATTATTAAATATATCTACAAATCATAATTAAGCAATTGTTTATAAAATTTCAATATAATATTTATTTAATTGTTTACAAAAGTCTCTGGGTAATTGATAAGGTCCTGTAAACTGATATAGATAACTAATTATTTTACGAATGTATTGTTTAGTAACACTTTGATTTTCAGATAAACTTAAATTACTATTAAAAGTAATATCTCTAAATTTTACCATAATCGATACTAAAACAGCCAATGAAACTCTAAAATTATTACAAATAAATTGAATTTTCTTTATATTGAATTGGTATAATTTAGCAATCATTCTATTCGTTTTTTCTAAAATATTCAAAAGACAATTATTTGTTTTTAAGTTATAAATACCAATATTTTTTGTAAAATTAGCAACAGATGTAAATACTTTAATGGATAACATATTATGTGGTCTTGTATCTTCCGTTGACTGCTCAGTAAATGTTACTGTATTATTTAAAAAGGATATAAAAATCATATTTTTAATATTCGATTCATAATTTAACGATGAAATAATAATATTTTTTATCATTTCATTATTATTACAATTTAAATATAATTCTGGATTTTGCCAGAACAATTTAGATGTTAAACCATCTGACCACATCTCTTCGTCATCCCCTGCACCTAAGATATATTGAAATTGCCGATCAATTTGATTTTCCATAAAAATACGATCGTGATTTCCAACGGATAAACATATTATAGGTATATTATTATCATCTAAAATACTTTTATAATAAATTTCATCAAATACATCAAGAGATGATACAAACATAGGAACAAGTCTTTTATTTCCTGATGCTAATACAAATTCAATAATATTTCTTGTTGTAGTTTCATCAACATATTTCATCAATTCTAATATCCAGTTTTTACTTTTTTTTTCTAAACATTCTAACAACCCATTTTTTTCATTTTCAGAAATAAACCTAGGTAATCTAATATTGTGAATGTCTTTTGTTTCATTATTTAGTAATTTATCAATATACATATTCATAATATATACCCAAATGGGTAATGTTTTAGAAAGTGCGTCTGGATATACTTTACGATGGTTTGTTGTCGAATCAACTACAATAACAGCATTATTTTTATATGCTAATTCTAGTAAGTTTATATTTAAACGACGTAAATTAAAATCCCATTGTTTATTATGACCATCTGTTGATTTAAAATAGCATGTATTTACACACTGGTCTCTGCAATACCAAATACCACATCTTAAATTGGCTACAAGTTTAACTTTTGGTAACATTTTACATAAGTTATCAACTGTATTACTATCATAATAAATGGATTTTAGTCTATTTGATATAGTTTTCATTATTTAATATTCTATTATTTGATTTTCTATTATTTTTGAATTTAAATAAACAAAAATATGAATTCAAATTTATTTGCTTTCTATAATTATTTAATCTTAAAAAAAAATATCTGTTTTTTTGAGATTAGATTTACACCCCACGGGAGGCTCGAACTCCCGGCCTCGAGATTAGAAGTCTCGCGCTCTATCCAACTGAGCTAGTAGGGCCTTAAAATATCGATCCATCAGGGAATTGAACCCCGGTCTGTAGCGTGACAGGCTACCGTGCTAACCACTACACCAATGAACCAAATACTTACTCTATATAATATTATATATATATCTTTATATCATTTTTTTATTAATAAAATAGTATCTTTTATTTCAATAAATATTTTTACATAATTTGTGCTATATAAAAGTTGGCGTTTAGATTATTAAAAGTAGTAAGACTAATAACTTAAAATAAGTATTTGCTATTGAATTTAGAGTAGATTACAAACATTGTAGTTTTTTTTGAAAAAAATATTTTAAAAAAATTTGATCTATTATATTTATTCACGAAGTATTTCATATAAAATACTATCCTAAATAAAATGTCTTCTAATATATCAAATCATAGTGAAGAAACACCTATTGTCGAAAGTCTAAAAAAGGTACATCCTTCAAATATTATAATAGTAATAGATAAAAGTGGTTCAATGAGAAAATATCTCAAAAAAGGTATAGAAAATTTTAATAGTGAAATTCTTAGATCACAACAAAGTATTTATAAAGATGCTATAGATATTGATGGTGTTGTATCTTCAGACGAGATATGTCTTATGACTTTGATATTTTTCTCAGGATGTAAGGAAATAGATGTAGTTTTTCAAGATGTTCCAATACAAGATGTAAAGTCGATTGACCCAAATTTATATGTGGCTGATGGAATGACCGCTTTGCGTGATACAATTGTTCTTTGTGACCAACTTCCTCTAAAGTATCCTCACCGCAAAACTATGCGTTTCTTTATTACTGATGGCGAAGACACTGACTCCAAAGCAAAGCATCAACAAGTAAAAGCAATATTTGAAAAATATGAAAAGAGTAAAATTGAAAATCCCAATTGCGCACATAGTGCAACTTTTATCGGATCTAACCAAGACGCTGTTTCACAGGGAGCATCAATGGGACTTCATCATTCATCGGCACTAACATACAATGATAATAATATCGGTGATGTGATGACTTCTGTTGGAAGAATGCTCTCTCGCGTAGCAACTGGTGTAGATTCGTCACCTATGGTTTCTGAACAAGATAGGATAGAGTCATGCCCCAAATCATATCACAGCACTCCACAAGATTATGACATTATAGCAAATGATGAAATCTAATTAAAAACATAATAGTTATAATTAATAATAGATAATAGAAAACAAAAAAATATTTTTTATTGATATGTTTTGGTCTATACAATTCTAATAGAATGACCTTCAGAACATCTCATTAATTTATCGTGAATAGCCATATCTAAATCACTATTTTTATCTGCAAATTCATCTAATTTCTGCACAGAAATAATTATTCCTTTAGCTCCCTCAATTTGTTCAGCTAATCTTAGTAAACTGTATATATTCTTAGCGACATCTATTATAGAAATTCCTAAATCAAAATATTTTAGACATTTATGTTTTAAATTGGCTAGTGACCCATTAGCGCCTATGATTACAAAACCCTGTAATAATTCTTGTGTAATTGTTTTTTGCGTATTTTCCTGTTCAATATAGGCAGGTATATTAGGTGCGTAATGTCTAAATAGTTGACCAGGACAATCCATTGCGGTGTCTACATCAACTACACGAGTATAATATTCTAAATTAAATTCTATATTATTTTTTTGTAAAATTTTTCTAATTAAATTTCCACCGATAATCCCAGTGCGAAGAACTGTAATTTTCAAAAAATCGGTTGTAATTTCTTCTAATTTTATTACAGTTGATTCTATACCATAACGCAAATTTCTATTTTCAGAATCATCTAATATACATAAATTACGATTATAAAAATCATTAGCCACATGATTAGCAGAATATGGAGAACAGTGACCCGACAAATTAGCACTTGGTGCAGCTATTAAACAACCGCATTCATCTATCAATTTAAGAGCAACACTATCATTGGGCATCCTAACACCTACAAAATTTTTACCTGCTGTTATTTCTTTGGGCACTATATCAGAAGCACGCAATACTAAGGTCAATGGTCCTGGCCAACATTCCGCACCTATTAAACCTAATGCCTTCTTTTCTAATCTTGTTAAATCCGTTATTCTATTTAATTGGGAAACTTTTGAAAAATGCACAATTACTGGATTATTAATAGGTCGCCCTTTCCATTGGAATATTTTATTAACAGCAACAGGGTCTAAAGCATTTGCTCCTAAACCATACACTGTTTCCGTGGGAAATGCGACAAGCTCACCTGATAATATTAGGCGTTTAGTTCTACGATAAGTTCTACTATTCAAAGGGTAGATTGTTGCATATTCTTTCATTTTATAACTATAATTCTTGCTAACTATTTAATTCATACTAAATCTAATATGTTTTGAAATCAATTTTTTAAATATTTAAAAAAAATGAAATCAATTTATAGAATTTATCAATAGCTATATAACATAGTTTTTATTTTTATTTTTTTGGAAAAACAGTCATTTTACCTCTTTGTAATTGACCACAAGGAGCTAATGTATTATCTTTACTTTCATAACACAAATTATTATCAGTATCTACCCATATATTTAGTGTAGAATTGTATACAAGCGTTGTCTCATCTTCTATCTCTTCAATTTTTGGAATGTATATTTCATCATCATCTGTATCACTTTGAATTAGAAGAGTGGCTGGTTTTGAATAAGCTGATTTATTAGATAATGCTTTCTTTTTATACATGACCTTATCTTCTTCAGATACAGATTTCCACCTTTCAGATGCTTCTTTTGTAATGGCCACAACTAAATCTCTTCCACTTATATTTAAATTATGCGATAATATACTATTTTTTATACTTTCAAAATTATCTGACTTAAATGTAATAAACGCATTAGCAATTGTTCTTTTAGCTTTCACTGGTTTTTCTTTCTTGGTTTCGGATTTTATATATGTATTTTCTTTGGAATTTACAGTTTCACCATTATTCATTATCTTATTTTTAGCATTATATTTTTTCAAAAGAATATTATAGGATTTTTCAAATATATAAGATGGTGAATTAATGGTGCCTAAATGTCCCCATTTAAAATCATGCTTAATTTCCTTTCCATAATGTTCACTATCCTGTTCATTAACAGTTCCATCAACACTTCCATGTTGTTTACAAAATTTACTATTATCTAGCATAGAACGCTTGCATCTAGAAGGAACTAGTTTATTATCACTATTCATCTCTAAATCATAAATAAGAGCTTCACATCTATGTGCATCAGGGATTATACTGTGAGGCTTTTTTTTATTTTTTGTTATAGTTAAATTGCATTTTTCTAAATTAATATTAGTATGATTTGTCTCTTTAAGTAAACTAAATACTCGATCTTTTAGTAGTCGCATATCTTTTGAACTAGGATTTAATATTTCTTCAACCGCTATTTCAACAGATTTTAAAATGTTTTCTATGTTCATAATGGTTATTAATCTATTGTTTGTTGTAAAATAATATCATCATATCAAAATATAATCAAATTTTTAAAAATACCATATGATTTGTTATGAATCTATTTACATAGATTTTTATATTATTATAGTATAATATATTATATGGATAAAAAACAAGATATTGATAAATCGAAAAGTACCAATGATGAGCAAAATGTAGATCAACAAAAAAATATTGATATTAGGCAAGTTCCAAATGTAACAATAGCATCATTAAAAAGAATTCCGCCGAAAAGGGGAGCAATAGAAAATCCTATTAAACCATCTTTAACACGATTTGTATTAGATACAACAACAAACCCAGACGTTTCATCTACCGTCGAACCAAAACATGCTTTACCAAGCTCTATATTTAAATCGACTACAAAAACAGCACAAATAATGCCATCCCCTAAACCTACGATAATATCGCATTCACCCTTAGTCTATAAACAAACACCAGACGTTGAAGCGCAAAGAGCAAAACCTATAAAATCATTTTTAGCAGTAGAGAAACCTACCATAAAAAAAGATGATATATGCACACAATATAATTCGTTTAAATTAAAAAAATTATCATGTTATATCGATAGTTTACTTTTTAGTTTATTACATAAATATGAAAATAATTTTATTAAAGATTTACAACAAATGATTATATCTAGTGATATAAGTAGAGAAAGTTGTAAATATAGAACAGTAGATAGAATTATCCGATTTTATCATGAGATTCATGATAAAACACAGCCTATTAAAAAAATATATAGTGAAGATTTTAGAGAACTATTATTTGAATGTGATAGACAAAGACAATATTCTGAAATTTCAAAAAATGTTTATACAACCACCCAACAGGATCCACATGATTTTTTAAGTAAAATACTACATATAATAAATCTTCCCGAATGTGAATATAGTGATATAAAAACATATAGTAAACCTAGAGGTAATTCACAATTAATAAGTAATTTTATAGAATTTAATACTGAAACAATTATTTCCACATATAATTCATTGTTAGTTTATCCATTGAGTGAAAGAAGTTCTGTAATTGATATTGGATTTAGTCAAATAGATGATAATACATTTTCATTTATAACACCAGAAGAGAATATTGCGTATGAACTAGCAACGGGGGAATATCCTGATATTGTTGAATTTATTCATAAACATAATTTAATTGATAGTGATTTTAAAGATAAAATACGAGAGAAAGACAAGCATCTACTTGAATTTTTTAAACCAGACTTAGAACATAAAAAACAAATTGAATTATATGAAAAAATATATAATTCACATATTATGGTTTTCAATGAAAAATTAAAACAAGAAGTGAAACAATTCATATATCGCGATGATTTACCAAAACTAACATATAGTCGAAGTGTAAATTCAAAAGTTTTTAAAAATCCAATTAATTATTTTGTGATTTCAATTGCTAGAGAGAACAAGGATTTGGAAACCAAAAACTATTTTGCTTTAATTAATTTACCCGAAAAAATTCAAAGTTATGGTAAAACACTGGAATTAGTGTCTGCTGTAGTTCACTATGGTGTGAATTTACTACAAGGCCACTATGTTTGCTATTTTAAATGTGGTTTACATTGGTATGTGATGGATAATTTTTCAAAAGATATTACACAATATGCTCCATTTGATATTACTAATCACGAAATAATGACCCAATGTAGACTACTGGTCTATATGTGATAATTTAATAAAATTTATTGATACTCATTAATAAATTCTATTAATTACTTATAAAAAAATTGAATTAAAATATTTATTACCAAAGTAATCACAATATTACCAAAAGAAATTATGTCATCTCAACAACAAAAAATACTAGAAATAATTGAAAATTTTAAATACAAAGGTATATCTGTCCTAAATGATCATACTGAAAAACAACTTTCTAAGATTATTCATTTCGCAAATGAAAAATATTATAACCACACACCCGTAATGACTGATAATCAATATGATATTATTAGAGAATTTATTGCTAAAAAATATCCCAACAATACAATAATAAATGAAATTGGAGCAGATGTTGAACGAAATAAAGTAGTATTGCCGTATGAAATGGGTTCTATGGATAAAATTAAACCAGATACTAATGCTCTTACATTATGGATGAATAAATTTACTGGACCATATGTTTTATCATGTAAAGTCGATGGAGTCAGTGCGTTATATTCAACAAAAGAGCAAACATTTAAACTATATACAAGAGGCAACGGAAAAATTGGACAAGATATTAGTCATTTAATTCCATATCTTAGTTTGCCGAAAGTAAAGGGAATTGTTATTCGTGGGGAATTAATTATATCTAAAAAGGTGTTTGATGAAAAATACAAAACTTCATTTGCTAATCCAAGAAACATGGTCGCAGGGATTGTTAATCAAAAACATATTAGTGATGCTATAAAAGATGTTGATTTTGTTGCGTATGAAGTAATTAGTCCAGAAATAGCTCCATCTAATCAGATGGATTTTCTTGAAAATATAAAAATAAATAGTATTTTATATAAGGTTACACAGACTTTATCCAATGAAATGTTATCTACAATTTTAGTTGAATGGCGAAAAATCTATAAGTATGAAATTGATGGTGTTATTGTATCAAATGACTATATTTATCCAAGAAAATCAGGAAATCCCGACCATGCATTCGCATTTAAAATGGTTTTATCAGATCAAATGGCTGAAGCAAAAGTAGTTGATGTAATATGGACACCAAGTAAAGATGGTTATTTAAAACCTCGTGTTCAGATTGAACCGATTAAATTAGGAGGAGTTACAATAGAATTCGCAACAGGATTTAATGCGGCTTTTATTAAAGATAATTGTATTGGTATTGGAACTATAATTCAGTTAATAAGGAGTGGTGATGTTATTCCATATATTCAATCCGTTGTAGTTCCCGCACCTGAACCAAAAATGCCTTCATCGCATTATATATGGAATGATACACATGTTGATATAATGATTGAAAATGCTATGGAAGATCCCACTGTAATAGAAAAAAATATTACTGGTTTTTTTAGAGGGATTGGTGTTGAAGGATTAAGTTCTGGAAATATATCAAGACTTATAAAATCAGGTTACGATTCAGTTCCAGCAATTATTGAAATGTCTGAAGAAGATTTCTTAAATATAGGTGGATTTAAAGATAAAATGGCTAATAAAATATATATTGGTATTAAGAAAAAGCTTGAAGACGCATCTATTGCGACTTTAATGGCGGCGTCTAATATATTTGGTCGCGGATTTAGTGAAAAAAAAATGGAGTTAGTTATAAGTGAAATTCCTAATATATTAATTTCAAATCATAGTATTCAACAAAAAATTCAAGAAGTATCTATTATTAAAGGCATGGGTGCCAAATCAGCTGAAGCATTCGTTTATAAAATTGATGAATTTAAAAATTTTATGAGTAAATGTGGATTACATGAAAAATTACTTAATACAAAAGGAGAAAGCTCAATAGAACAATTACATCCATTAAATGGAAAAACCATTGTTTTAACTGGAACTCGTGATAAAAATATAATAGAATTCTTAAAAGGCATTAATGCTAATAATAGTTCAAGTATTAGTAAAAACACATTTTTGGTTATAGCTAAAAATAAAGAAGACAATAGTGGAAAACTAAAAGAAGCTAAAAGTTTAGGTATACCAATAATGTCGGTTGATGAATTTACACAAATATATATAAAATAACAAAT